GGGGTCTTGTGCTTAATCGATAGGGGGATATGTATGAATCTCCCCTGCCACAGCGCCCCCACCCTTTTACCTCAAGGGGGGGTAAACCCTTACTGGTAAACCCTACCCTTACGTAGAAACCCTTAAGGGTAAACCCCTAGGTAGAAACCCTGGCTAGGGTAAACCCTACTGTATGTTGGTCCAGTACTGTACATCCCTGCAGCCTGGCCTTCCATACAGTAGTAGAAACCCTAGGTCCTGAGGTTATGCATATTTTGCATAGTTTGTCTCATAAGCGCAAAGGATGTATTTGTAGGAGTGTCTAAAAGATTTCTTTATAGGTTTTCTTTTACTGTTTACCTAATCCCTCTATTCTTATCTATCCCTCTGTTAACCCCTATCTAATCCCTTATAAGAGTAGAAGCCCTAGTGATGGGTTATCCCTTTATTTCCGAGATCTAATTGTGGCTACAAAATCAAATGAAAATAAATGCAAAACCTAGGGTTTGTCCTAATGGGCAGCTACTGTAGATCTGTTACCCTATCCCTGTACTCAATTGGAGTACATCAACTTAAAAGGCGTACATATGACAGACTTCAAAGAAAACCTCTTAGACCTTCTAGTAGCTATTGGATTGGGTCTAGCCCTTTGTTTTGGGCTTCTAGCTTACTTTGACATCCTTTGGAAATAAGCTTTTTTCTTTTCTTTTTTAATAGGCGTAAACATGAACTACACAATCAAAAATCTTAAGACTTGGAACACTCACGATGGCGGAGGCTATTCCTGCACTCTCTACTGTGATGGAAACAAGATTGCCTTAGTCCTGAATGAAGGCGTAGGAGGCGAAACCCAAATAATGACCCTAGATGACAACTCTCCAAAGGTAGAGATTGATGGCTACTATGACAAAGAGGCAAATAAGCAGTTTCGCCATTGGGTAACCCCTAACTATGCAAAGCTTGATGCCTTTTGCAAAACCCTTCCCAAATGGGATTGCCTAGGCGAGATGATCCACATGGATCCCTCACTTTTTATTGAAGAGCTAATTAGTCAAGCTAACTTTGATAAAAAAGTAGCCAATGCAAAGAAAAGAGGTACTCCATTTAAATTGGAAGGTGATGATAAATATACATTTAGTGTATTAAACACATTAGATCAAAAGGTAGTTATTAACTATCTTGAAAAGAATCACCCTAACAAATATCAATTAATTTAAAAGGCGTTAATCATGGAAAAACTCACAATCACTATTCAAGTAGATAAAGCCTACGGAGGCTATCTCTTTTATCCTGTATGCGATAAAGCAAAAACATTTGCAGAATTAGCAAAAACAAAAACCCTCTCATATCAAGCTATTAAACTCATTAAACAACTGGGTTATGAGGTAATTTCTAAAGATATTAAAAACCCTTGGGAGGCATAATGAATAAATCTAAAGAACATCCAAAGCTTTTAAATGAGTTTATGCTTTATGAAGGATTAGAAGAGGTTAACTCAGTTTTTGGGATATTAATTGCATTTAGGGCATATATTAAAAGCGATTCTTTTAATAAATATCATGCCGAAATGATTCTTGATTCAATTACACAATTATTAGGTAGTGGCACTCAGATAATTGAAGAGTGGATGCAGATTGAAGATGTAGCAGAAACTGAAGAGGTAACAGATACTGAAGAGGAGAATAAAAATGTATAAAGCTATTTTTGATTCTTGGAATTTCTCATTTGAGGCATACCATGAGAATGAAATCTTAGCTATTGAACATTTAAAGCTAGGATTAAATAACCATGCAAAACAGTACAATCTAGAAAATGATTGGTGGCATGAGTATCAAGGCGATATCTATGCAGTAGAAATCAAGCTTGGAACTCCATCATTCAATTCTTGCTACAGAGACAATCATTTAATCTCTGTTAAATAATCAATCAATTTTTAATAGGCGTGAATATGTTTAATCCATACAAATCAATCATCAAAAAAGATGGTCTCATCTATAAAAAGCTTTTAGGTACTGCCTCCACAAAGACAGTTAAAGGCGAAAAGATGGGCTTTCTAACTGCAATCCTATACCTTACCCCTGATGACACTCTATGTCCCCTTGCAAGGCTTGCAGGATGCATGGAGGGATGTCTTTATTCATCAGGTAGAGGCGCGTTCAATAGCGTGCAGCGGGCGCGAAAATCAAAAACTGAGTTTTGGTATAACCAACAAAAAAGCTTTTTATTTTCCCTTTGTGCAGATATTTGGGAATTGCAAGAAAAGGCTAGTAGAAATAATCAAAAGCTTTTAGTGCGTCTTAATGGGACATCTGACATCCTTTGGGAAAATTATGAAGTAATTCCAAATAGGACAATTTTTAGCTTATTCCCTAATGTCCAATTTTATGACTATACAAAACATCCCTCTAGAAACCTAGAAGGCAAAACAGTAGGCAATTACGATTTGACCTATTCATTCTCAAGTATTACCCCAAAGCCAATATCAATTAAGGGATTAACAAATCCCAATAATTCTAGAGTAGCAGTAGTTTTTCAGAAAAAAGAGGATATTCCATTAAGCTTTAGATCTTGGGAAGTAATTGATGGGGATGATACTGATGTAAGACATATTGAGCCGAAAAATGTAGTAGTGGCTTTATATGCTAAAGGTAAAGCTAAAAAGGATCAATCGGGTTTTGTTCAAATTAAAGGGGTGCATTATGAATAAAGTTTTTGTATTAACTGAAGATGGCGATATTGTGGCAGTTTTCTCTTCAAGAGAATTAGCCCTTCAATGTGCTAAAGAAAACGATATTAGAAACTTCAATATTCAAGAATTTACTGTGAGGGTTAAATAATGAATAAGATAATTTATTTAAGAGATTATTTAGCAGATCTTTATCTTGATTGGGTAAATAACTTTTTAACCATTGAGAGATTCTCGGAGTATTACGGATTAGATGAAGATGACGCTAGAGATTTATTAAAACTAGCAAAAAAATGCCATGAGCAAAGAGTAGATTTTTTAAAAGATATTGAGGAGGCTTAAAAATGCACGATATTCAAGAACAGATTAATATTATTTGGGAAGCCCTTTGCTCATACAGAGAAAACTTACTTCCTGAAGGCGAAAAAGAATTTGATTCCAAATGGGAGGATATTTGTCTCGCTATGGCAGTTATTCAAGAGGATTTAGGCGTAGAAGAGGAGTTAGACAAATGAAGGCATGGCATTATATGACCAATGAGGATGTCTCTAAGCTTGCATTAGAAGCCTTAGATGTGGCTTGCAAGCACATTCAGGACATCATAGGCGTGGAGACTGGCGATCTAGCAGGGATGTACTTTTCAGGGGAAAATTTGGAAACTGTAGATTTGGTCCTGAGGCGTTACATCGCTTTGGAATTGCAAGAAAAAAACCCAGAATTGCATCAATTTTTAGGAGAATCCAATCGTGCAGCACAATGAAATTGGACAAATGAAGGGGGCAATTGGGGTACTTTTACTGGATGATTCTGATATGTATGAGGTTATAGGAGAGGGTGATTGTCATTACTGGGTGCAATCTTTGGATGATCCCGATTCCAAAGCTTTGTGCATTTCACCAAAGGATTTTTGGCAATTATTGCCCTCTCTCTGATTAGGTGATCCAAGAAAAGGGATGCAAAATCTCTTTTTTTGGGTCTCTTAAGTAAGTGAGTACTTACATCCTGGGATCTTGGATTTAAGCCATTTTTTGTAGTTGACGCATACCTACCATTAGGAAACGAAAAAGTAAGCTAAAAACGGCCTTAAAATCGATTTTAGCGGGTATCTGGACCGCGACTCACGCACCAGTTTTTGCTGCTAAGTTAGTGAGTACCAACTAACCTCCAGGATGTAAGTGAGTGCTAACTAACGAAAAACTAAGGGTAAACCCTATTTTTGGGGTATTTTGAGAAAAGTGTCATTTGGTTTTTAGAAACCCGTTTTAACCAATTTTTGAAAGTTCAAAATTTTTGAAACTTTTGAGTTTTTCAAAATTCGGAATTTTCCTGACGGGCTTCCAAAAGTCTTTTTATTGTGATGTTCAGGGCATCAATCTCATCCATCTTCTTAATTGCCCACATTCTTTTTTGTCCATGCCACCCAAGTATGGAGTTGGTGTGGCAATCTGGGCAAAGGGCTATGCAGGTGTACTGAAGACCTTGTTTGACATGGTGAGCATCGGATGGTCCTGAAGCATCACAGACTGAACAGGGAAGAGATTTGACTTGGGCAAGGTGTAATCTTTCCTTTGCGTTCAGCTTGTTGTTCATTGGGTTGCCCTGACTTCGGTTCGAGCAGAGTACATCTGGGTTCTCCAAACTTCAGTACGGGCTTGGGCAGCGGTCATCAGCCAACGATACTTCTCTTCTTTCTCTACGGCAACTCTAATGCCTTCTAGAATTTCTATGTATTCCTCATGGGCATAAGCAAAGGTTTCCTGCTTTCCAAGAACTTCAGTCCCTGCCTGGCTCATCAGTTGAGCCTTCTTGGATTTTCTGTATTCCTCCAAGAATAGGCGATCCGCTTTCGCTTTTGCGTACAAGGGTGCGGTATCGATCAAATACTGAATTGCTTTGCTTGGGTCTATCTGGCTCTCCATGAATCAATCTCCAATGTTTTTCTGCTAAACGTCTAATTCCTTCGGACAGAGATCCATTCCCCGCCAAGGTCAATGCTTGTTCATGGATAGGCGCTACCCTTGCTCGGATAGTCCTACCCTCTTCGCTGATCTTCTTTCGACCAGCGCCTTTTCTGGAGCCGCCACGTTGTTTCATGGCTTGAATTATAGCTACAGAATCAAACTATCTCTACTACTTTGTCGCCATGAGACTTTATGTAGTTCTTAGTTTTCTGGATGTATTTCTCAAATTCAGACCTTGAGATACTGGATTGTTGGAGATCTGCAAACTCAATCAAATCCCTGATCGCTTGGATTCCTTGACCATCCAAACCCATCTTCTTTGTTTCTTGATAACGCATAGCGGCCTTGTGAAGGCTATCCTGTGCTTTTTGACAAACAGGAAGCACCTCTGGACCCACTCCACCTTTAGCCATCATCTCAGACAGGTTTAACACATCTACCAGTGTTCGCCAGTCAGCGATAGTTCCAGAGCCTTTAATCATTGCGTCTAGTGCTGAGTATTCAAGAAGTCTGAGTTTGTCCAGTTTGTCCCTCTGGGTTATTGATGCTCCGATTATCCCGTGCTGTATTGGGTCGATCAGATTCCAATGCTTTCTCTTTGTTTTCTTGCGAGTCATTATCTTTTCCGAAAATGGCGTTCCATCGGTTTGAGTATTCTTCGTTAGTTACTGAGAATTTTCTTGGAGTAGAACCTTTGCCCATTGTCTTCCTTATCTTGGTTGTTACATCTATGTCTATTTGCGGCCTGTAATGCTTCAAAAGCCCATTTACAGTTAGTACATACCCAATATGGAGGGTTGTTAGGTGCGTCCCTTTTTTGTTCAAGCATCTTGTTGTCCTTTAAATTTCAATCCATGCAAAACCATTGCTTCTTTAACAAATTGCAATCCTTTTACGCCTAGATTTGGAATTCGTCTTACTTCTCGTTCTGTCCAGTTGCAAAGATCTTGTTTCATCAAGATATTCTCTGACACTAAACATCGGTGATACCTAATCGGCAAATCAAGGTCTTTAATGTCAGAGTTTTGCTGTTTGTGTTGCATCTCTTGTTCTTTTTGCCATTCCCGCAAAATGCGTTCACGATGTTCTAACATTTCTACCGCCATGCGATATGCGGTTTGTGCAGTAGAAAATGGATTTGTAATACCCATTTTTTCAATTTGGGCTTTCATTGCGTTAACCGCAAAGTGGTCTAACAATTCTGTTTTAGTCATTTTTTCATACCTCTTACAAATGCAGCGAAACTCTGTGCCGTATCCCCCAATGACTTCATTAAGCTGAACTCATGGGCTACCTCATCTAGCGTCTTGTTGCGTACAGGACAGTTCCTTCCTTGGGTGCAGTCATAGGTGCAACAGTCCATGCCACTAGATTTATTTGCTCGCAATATTTGCTTTCCAAGGTTACTGTTTTGCTCAACCATGTTAAAGGCTTCGTCTTCCTCTGGAGTCCATTCAGTCATGCTTCCCCCTTAATGCCGTGGACGTTTTTCAAGCCAATAAATTCCACATACTCGCTCTCAGGAATGATGTAGTAGAAATTCCCATCCAACAGTTTTTCTGCTGTTCGCTGTTTTGCACACATCATTAATATGCGTTTGTATTGAAAGGCGCCAACAGGCATGGCGCACAAAGCCACCACGCATAACCACAAAGCAAATTCAAGTTCAATGTTCATTTGTTTTCTCCTGTTATGCCGTGTGCGGCTTCAATGGCTCGGGCAAATGTGTTATATGACCAATGCGCTGTCCAATCAATTAAATGCCGCATCTTTTCAATCTCCTCATCCGATAACGGCTTGCGCTGTGGTGGGGTGGTGTCATGGCTTGTTTGGTCTAACATCACAGCACGGGATAACGCTTTGCATGTTGGGCATGATGGCGGTTCTTTGTACAAGGCTTGCCACCTGTCAGGATGTTTATCCAAATCAGCGGGTCGATGCGGAACAGCCACCCCTTCAATTTTTGTATGTAACCAAGCCACAGGCTCTTGCTCGGGTGTTGTATAAATTTCATCGTATTTGGCTGGTAAGCAAGTGCAATCAACAGCCCTTAATGCGTAACAAGTGCATGACTTCATACGTTTCCCTTTGCTTGTTCAATGTCTGCCGCTGTTTGCACAGGAGTAACCCACATCGATGCAACATTCCCAGACGATGGGTCTTGGTCATACACCCAAGGTAATTCAGCATCTCGAACATTAGGGGTGGCGTGTCGTGGAGGTGTCGGCTTGTAGATTTTGAACGCCACAGCCTCATCCTTCGCTTCTAGTGCGGCTTTAATCACAATGAATACAGGATGGTCAGGCTCACATCTATTACGCAAAACATTTAATGCCACTTTAAGAGCTTCGTCTTTAGTCATTGTCAATCACCCTTTGTTTTAAGTCAGTAGTACTCCAAAAATGCTTTCTTTTGTTGAAGTAAACAGGAGTATCTAATTCCATTCCTGTGAATGGCTTTTCCATGTAGTCTTCACCAATGATCCTGATGTCAATGTTTAAAGTCACCAACAAGTTGTACAAATCATGCTCGTTGTCGTATGGGATTATCTTGTCCACATACTTGCAAGCTTCTAGTTGTGTGTATCTCTCATACACTGATTGAACTGGCTTTTTCTTTCGTCCATCAATGCTTGGATCTGTCTGCAATCCAACAACCAGGTAATCACAGACTGTCTTTGCTTCGCGCAACATAGAGATATGTCCCGCATGAAGTAGATCAAAGCAAGAGCAAGTAAATCCTACTTTCATGTTCTTACCAATAAAGAGATTGGCATATAGATGCAAGCTTTGTCTTTTGAGTTCTTAACAATCACACCAAAAGGCTTGTTCCTTTTACAGTTCAAGCACTTGGTGTCTGGTTGTTTTGGTTGGCAACCAAGAATCATGGCTCAATGTCCGATGTGTATTTGTAGTTCAGCTTGTGTTCGTGGAAACGCATTGCAGCTTCCATATCAAGCTCTTTGAATTGTTCGTCAGAGAACAGGCCAATCACATTACGGCCTTCAAACCAGACTTCTTTGATGCCTTCGTTATATGTGGACTTGTCATCGTCTATTTCGTACTCATAGACTACTGTGACGATCTCACTGCCTTCGCCTGTTGTTGTGTCAAATTCCCAAGTTTGTTCCATCATTCACTCCTGTTAAAAATTAAATGTTATTCCTGTTTGGCAATATTTTGAATAGGGACTTACCCTAAGTCTTCCTTAACCATCACTTCAACGGCAGGTGTTTCTGCATAGACTTTTGTTAGATGAATGTTAACAACTTGTTTGTCATCTAAATAAACAATGTCGTTCATTGCGTCTAGAAAACATTTCAAAATATTGTCAGCATCTGGCTTCTTTGTTGGCTTCAGAATGTTTGCCAGTGCATCCTTACGCTTCTGCTTTGAGAATGATGCGGGTATTCCAACTCTGATATAAATTGCAACTGTTACAGGCGTTTCTAATGGCTCTGATGCACCCATTGCGGCTTTAGCCATCATCCTGATTTCGTCTTCATAGGTCTTTGTCTTTTGGGGAGTGTAGGTAGAAACAAAGTTTCCTCGTTTAGCAAATCTGGGCCGCCCTTTACCTATTGGTTCTCCATAAACTGAATACACAATCATCATTGTCATTTCAGGAGTTCCCATGCTGTGGCGGCACAGAGGGGGACTTGCCCATTACCAAGGGCTTTAAGTCTGTCCACCCTAGCGTCCATCCCATTAACCACTCTACGAATATCGGGTTCAACTGACCACCAGGTACTGTCGGAGCCGTAAAGGTTTTGTTCTTCGTAGCGCCCCTTTCGGCAGCGTAATCCAATCTGTCCCTCAGTTTCCCCGATTGATCTGCTCCCTTGTAGTCTGTCGCACATGGAGTCGGAAAGTTCTCTCTCTCCAATTGGGCTACTGCCGTGACCAGTGTCACTTGGGCTTTCTTTGTTCTGAGATGCTCCTCGCTCCGAGGACCCCTCTTGCCATCCCAAGCATTGGGAGTCGGGAACATTTGTTTTGGTGGAGGATAGACCACTTGCTCTCTCAGAGTTGAGTGAGTTGATCTGCCTTTCCTGTTGTTCTGGTATTGACGCTCCAAGGCTTCTGGATTTCTTGCGGGTAGTCCATCCATTACTGTTGGAGTGAGCCACAATCCAGATTCTGTCCCTTTGGTGGTTTGCACCAACGTCTTTTGCTCCCACAATTCCCCATCTCGCATCAAACCCCATTGAGGAAAGGTCTCCGAGAACGGTTCCAAGTCCCCTAGAAAGGAGCATTGGTGAGTTCTCCACAAAGACGTACTCTGGTCCAACTTCGCGAATGATCCTCGCCATTTCTCGCCACATTCCTGATCGCTCTCCGTCAAGTCCATCTCCTTTTCCTGCAATGGATATGTCTTGACACGGAAATCCTCCCGAAATGACTTGAGCAACTCCTCTCCAAGGTCTTCCGTCAAAGGTTTGAACGTCATCCCAAATCGGGAAAGGCGGGAGAAGGCCGTCATTTTGTCGGGCGGCAAGTACGCAAGCTGCGTATGGCTCCCATTCAACGGCACAGACTGTTCTCCATCCAAGAAGTTGCCCCCCAAGTATTCCTCCACCAGCACCTGCGAATAAAGCCAACTCATTCAAGGTTACCTACTTTCATTAAAGACATATAGTTTCTGACTCGATCTCTTGCTCCAGTTCCGTAGATTCTTTCGCAACGCTCAAGTCTGGCACGAACAAAGTCATTGTTTTTAGTTGTTTCCCAAGTGCGATAGAGTTCCCGAGCCTCTGACTGCTCAAGGATTACCCTATCGCTAGGGTTTTCAATCGTCCGTCTGCTGAAGGTCACCAGTAAGTTCCAATGCTTTGTTTATCAGGTGTAGAGGGTAGGGTACGCCTTCACGCACCTTGTCCAATAGTCTCATTGCTTCAAAGTAGTTCATCAGCTACCTCATAAGTCATTTCAAAGATATCAGGCTTGCATGGGTAGTGCTCACCTTTAACGCCTGTAATAATCCAGTCAGCGGGGCACACGATATGCCCACCTTCAAGCGTATCAATCCACCCGTGATCGTGCATGATGTTCCCGCACTTTTCGCATTGACGTTCGTCTGGTAGACATGGGTTTCGGTAATAGCGCACAATGTCGCCCTCCCAACTATTCGCTTTGCGCTCCACAGGATAAAAAGGACGCAAAATTCCATTCTCAAAACCATCGTGAACTTTGCTGTAATCCAATGGATGATCGCCGTTTTTAAACCACTGTGTAGCTTCAATGATTACAGGCTTCTTTCTAAATTTCATGTTATTTCCTCAGTTCAGCTAATCTTGCTCGGATGTGTTCAGGCATAGGCGCTGCTTTTTTTCTATCAACTTCAATCTTTGCCAATGCAGGGTCAACCAATGGTTTAGCAAAAGTCTCTGGTACTTCTGCACCATCCCATCGTTGTTGGTTTAAGTAAACTAAAGGTGCTGGAATATACGCACCATTGTCTTTGCGCCATTGATCTGTGGTTTTCATCCACTCAATATGCTTAATTATTTGATCTACACAAGTCTCGCAGTAAAACTTGTTCCACTTCTTTAAACACTCAGACTTTGCGCCCTTGCGTATTGATTTAGGCCATGCTGACCAGAAGCGTTCAAACCCAGACTCAAACATGATTGCCTCCTGCATAAGTATGGATTTCATTCCAAACGTTTTGACACATCAAACAAACTTCTTTGTCTTCCTTGTCGTCAACAACTTCGTAGCGTTTTTTTCTTAATCCGCCTGTGCTGTACATCTTGCAGTAAGTATCACCTTCATCCCACAGGTGTGCCCTACCATTCTCCTTACTCTTGTTTACCAGATACTTCATCTACATATCTCCTTATTAAGTTAATACCTCTTGGTGGTGAATGTTGGAGCAAAGCACAGCCTTACCGTGGTCAAAACCAAAGTTCGCTTGTGCCTTGATGATTCCTCTTGTATGGAGCCATGTCATCGCAATCGCACTATCCCAGACTATTTCAACCACTCGGCTCTAGGATTCGCCCACCGTCCCTGCTCTAGCTTGCTCGTGTAACAGGGTATCCCAACACACAACCACCGACGTACCGCATTGTGTAGTCGCCAAATGCAAAAACCCCTCAAATAACTCTGGTGGTCTTGGCTCTTGGCGAGAGCAACAACGGACGATTGAATCAACTCAAAAGTACGCCAGTTGTCTGACAAGACCGCCACAGGTATCTGAGGGGTTTGAAGTTGATTCGCTCGTCTGATGCCACTCAGACGATTTAATTATACACATTTTTTACCTTGTCAATGGTTTTTTTATTGAATACTTAAAAAAGCCTACTGTAAACTTAAATTCTTTGATTGTTGGTAATTGTTTTCGTAAAGTCTGGATTCGCTTTGTAAAGCCTTTTTGCCTGTGCGTTCATCACTCGGTACTCAGCAGGGGTGAATATGCCCTTGGCGTTACGAATGTCAAAAGGGTTTAGCTTGCAGCGTGTTTCCTCGTCATCCTTCTTTGGCTTGTACTCAATAAGCTCATCATCTAGCGTGTATTGAGCCACCCAATGTCTGCCAACTTTAATGATTTCTGTTGTCAACTTACCTTGATGGCGTAGTTTTTTAGCAGTAGACAGGACTGTAGCTTGTGGCATACCAGTCAGATTGGCTACTTCATGTGAGGTCAAAGGTCCATTTTGGAGTGCTTTGATTACCTTTGCTTGCGTCATTGATACATTTCCTGAATATTAATTGGGCGATTTAGATGATTCTCTAAAGCCCTGGCTAAAAGAGCGACTACAGCGGCATTAAAGTCCTCTGGTTCGTCTACATAAGCACTGCACATTGTGATTGCGTAATCAAGCAATGTTTCAGCACATTTTTGTTCAATTTGTTCGATGTTCATGCGGTAAATATAAGAGTTTTAATGGCCCTGTCTATTAGGGTTTGTCCTAGTATTTTTATTGAAAAAAGTAGTTTACAGTCCAGTCACCTTAACAAAACAGGAGAAGTTAATGAATGTTCAAGTACTCCGTCATGTGCGTCAATTGTTTAAAGGTTACTGCATTGACAAACAGACAAAGAGATCTTACGAGCGCCAATGGGTTCGTTCAGTAAGAAAACTTGGAGACAAGTATTTGTTGGTAAAAAAGGTAGAGCGAGTTCAATAAAATTTAACAGGAGTGAATATGCCGATATTGAATGGAAAAAAGGTCATTGACCTAGAAGTAGATGGAGTTGATAGCAGTGACTATCCAGACTTCTCTGATGCCTACTTCTCAAGTGGATCTTATGAAGATGGAACACCATTGACAGAGGAGGAGTTAGACAAACTCACAATTCTGGCAGGCGATGTTCTGTGGGAAATGGCTTTTGATAGGCTTCACTGATGAAAACACTATTCCAGACCTATGTATCAGAGTTTTCTGACATCCACTACTGCCCTTATTGCTTGACAACCAAAGGGAATAAAATAGTTTGCTGCCAAGAAGCGGATTTTATCGAGTTCAAGGATTTGTATCCTGAACAACAAAAAGAGATTATTCAACAAGAGTTAGACGAAAATCAAAGGGGTTAATATGTCAATAGAGGCGTTACTTAAAAAAGATGTTAATTCTCATACAGAGAAGAAAAACAACCTTACCTACCTGTCATGGGCTTGGGCATGGGCAGAGGCTCTCAAAGCTGATCCTACAGCGTCCTACAAGGTAGAAATGTTTGGTGACAAGTGTTTTATGGACATCAATGGTACGGCAATGGTATTTGTTACTGCCACTATGTTTGGCAAACCAATGACCTGCCAACTTCCTGTGATGGATTATCGAAACAAAGCCATCCCTAATCCTGATGCTTTCCAAGTCAATACAGCCATCATGCGTTGCATGACAAAAGCACTTAGCTTGCATGGTCTTGGTCTGTACATCTATGCAGGTGAGGACCTTCCAGAAGAGGGTGGACGATCAGATAAAGTGGTCATCACACCTACTCAGGGTGCAACAGACAATATTCCTCCAGAGGAATTACAGTACTTGCAAGAGTTAGCAGTTGAACTGATTGCTACTTGTGAGCAAGGTGATCCCAAGGCAGCTTGGGTCAAGTTAGAGGGAGAGAACCTAGAGGCTGAACAAAAAGTGGCTTTGTGGACTCTACTCCCAAGCAAAGTGCGTACATCATTAAAGAAAGCGAAGGAAATGTAATGGAAAAGAAGAATAACTCAGGCGTACTTTTTCGCAACGACAAAAAAGAAACAGGAAACCACCCTGACTACAAAGGAAATATCACAGTTGATGGTCAAGATTACTGGTTATCAGCATGGATTAAAGAAGGTAAGAGTGGCAAGTTCATGGGGTTGGCACTGTCACCTAAAGAACCAATTGCAAAGCCTTCTGAGCGTTCTAAAGCCACCAGTTTTGATGACGGGGATTCGATGCCCTTCTGAGTAAGTTTACGAGGCGAAAGCGGATGCCATGCGACAGAAATGTTGGCTTTAACGTGGAAGCAGCGAGTAGCCTCACCAATCAACGGGCGGGAAAGCAGACAATTTTGTCGGACGAATGTTAGTACCGCCCACCAAATAGGAGTCAATAATGGATATTAAAAGTGCTTTCGACAGAATCTTTAAGATGCCTGAATTCCCACGAGTTCGAGCAACAGACCCTCTCACTTCTTTTGAGGCGGCAGAGGCCATTAAACCAGTAGTTTCTCATCACCACCAGGTCATCCTAGACTGCCTAGGAACGCATGGTGCTTTGGGCAAAGATGGCATAGCTGCAATGACAGATTTAGATGGCAATCAAGTCGCTAGACGCTTGAATGAAATGAAAGTCTTAGGGCTTATCCAATTAACTGGAAAAACAGTTAAATCAAACTCAGGTAGAAACGAAAGAGAGTGGTCAATATGAGTTATGCAGATTTAGAAATGAAGGTTGTGCAGTGGGGTGAGGCCCGTGGCATTGTCCAGAACAGCACTGCAAAAGCACAGGCTTGGAAAGCTGTAGAAGAAGTTAACGAATTGCTAATGGCAATTGAAAAAGGCGACAGGGCTGAAATGGCAGACGCTTACGGTGATATTCTTGTAACACTTGTAATGGGTGCGGCTTGTGCTGATCTTGACCTTGTAGAGTGCTTTAAAGGCGCATACGAGGAGATTAAAGACCGCAAAGGTTATCTCAACAAAGAAGGTATTTTTGTTAAGACTTAAACACGGCTTGTTCATCTTTCCTGCGGTTTAAAAGTCCCTTAAGAACTTTACCGCCAGCCATGCAATATTTCAGTAGTTCTTCAGACGCACCTTCCATATCTCCCCTAAGAACCTTTTGACGGAGGGTGCTTCTCTGTAGTGTTCCCAAACCAACATTAAAGCTAAAGCTAACCAAAGCATCAAATTGACCTTGGGTAAGAGGTACTGGACAGAACTTCTCCACTCCTCGCTCAAACCTATCCAAATCAGTTCTAAGTATTGCATCTACTTCCTCCATGCTAAATACTCTGAAATCCTCAATCTTTAATGCAAAGCCATCACGTTCGTCTATCTTGAGCTTTCCTTGCTCTGGATACAGTACATGACCAACGCCTACAGTCCATAGCTTTGCAGGGCATCTGTAAGGCTTCTGACGCACACCTTCATGGTGCTGAATCATCTTAATAGCTTTAGCAGAGACTTTCATCACTTGCCACCAAATGCACGACCACCAAAGTGAAAAGCAATAATACTGGCAAACAATGCTTGAGTGTCAGAATCCCACAACATATTAAGTAAGTCATCAAAAGGTACGCTCATATAGTAGCCGTACCAAAATCCAGCCACATCCACAAACACCAACAAGAAAAAGAAGCCGTAAGTAATGACAGGACGAACACTAGCCCTGAGATTCTTCATCCATTGGCTTGTTCCTTCATTGAGTGCAGTATCGTGAGCATATATGGCTTGCATCTCAGCTTGTTGGGCAGCAACAATGGTTTGAGTAGTCTGTGCTGAAGTCTCCATTTGAAGTTGCTCAGACTTGATATGCTCTACACGCTCTTGTGCCTCAAAACCTAACTTACGCATCTCCAGTTCACGCTGAATCTGTAGTTGGGCAAGCTCTAGTTCATGCTTCTTGTCTGCACGATCTTGGAAGAATTCTAGAAACTTAGGAACGCCCCCCATTAAAAATGAAATGAGGGTTGATAGTAGTGTCAGCATATTAGTCCTTATACAAAAATCTGAAATCGTCTTCTGTTCTCAAACATACCCAACTCAATGGTGTTCTGTCTGGCTCGTTTATCGTAGAGTTCTACTTCCAATTCACGGGTCTTAAACTCAATCTTGTTTGCTTCTAAAGCCTCTTTGTATTCTGCTTGGACACGCTCCACGGCCTTATCAAAAGCCACTTGCTTCACATCATATTGGGTAGGGTAAACAAGCGGATACCACCGATCTAGTGTAATCATTTTTTGTCTTCCCTTTCTCTTGCTCTAGCGTAGTAGTAAAGAACCTTGGCTCTCATCTCAGCACTATCAGCAACCCCTGCCCACAATGCTAAGTTATTCCACAAAACAACCAGTTGCTCAGACTTACACGCATCCCCATTAGTGGTTATCCACCGAGACAATTCCATGTGTCGCATTGTTGGCTCGCTTATCCAACTCAAGGCATAAAAGTCTGACAACAAACATTGCTTGGGTTGTGCCGATACTAATAACCAGATGGAAAATAGTGCCAACACTATCCATTTCATTTACTCATCTCGTTGATAGCCAAGTTAATACGAGTCTTAATCTCCGTTGGGTCTTCTACTGCCTCTTTAAAACCAACAGAAATATATCCATCAAACTCACCCATTGTTGGAGGGATTCCTGCGCGACAGACATACTTCACGCCTTGCTTTTCTTCCCAGTCTGAGTTCTTGCCTGTCACCACCAATTTGTCGCAGTAAACCTCACCACCCAACATAGAAATCATTGATTGATTACGTTGTGGGTCTTTGTTAAACAAGGATGATTTTCCTCCATCCATCGTTTTGTCTTGACCCTTAGAGGTAAGTGCAAACAATGTAGTTCGAGAGTTAACCGCTAGATTAGCTTTGTGAACAGTAATAGTCTCAGCCTCAAGATCACGCTGGACAGATAAAGCCACTTGCATCAAAGACGGAGTGTCTTTTAGCTCTGTTTGATGGCTAGAGTTAGTGATGGCTTGCAAGATCACTTGTCGAGAATCCCAAGCAAAGTAGCCCGCAAAGAACATGAAAGACAACAAGATAACTGTGAGTAGCTTAAATGGGTTATCTACCCACTTGATTAGCTCAATTACCTTGTCGGTATTGGACTCATTCTTTTTAGGAACAACCTTTGGAGTAGATCGCTTTACAGGTGCAACCTTTGCAGGTGCAGTCTTAACAGGAGCTTTTTTAGTTACCATTTAAAAGACCAAATAATGATTGATACACACCAAATAATAAGAGCGACAAGACTGACTGCCGCAATAGTTGCAAGCAGCCAGTCTTTCATGTTATCTAAACATATTTAGAAGACCTTGACCCCTTGGGAAGAACTCGTCAGGGTTGTTGGTAGCTTCATTCATGCCTTGACCCATAGCACCACCCATACCGCCTGCACCTTGGAGTTGTTCACCAAGTAAGTAGCGTGTACCAGTTTGGCTACCAAGTACATTGGCTAATCTGTTTGCTCCCATAGGAACACCTGCCACACCAACCATTGCACCCAATGCAGGGTCTAGTCCTAATGCAGAAGCACCAGTTGCACCCGCGCCACCACCTAGACCCGCAGTCATAAATGGAACATTCAAAGCACCAGTTTGTGGGGTTGCTTTAGGGGTAACTGCACCACGAGTGGCATCAACAATATCTCGTAATAAACCAACTTCACCCATAACATCTGAGCCACTACCCATAACCATGCGTTGGCTAGTAGGCAAATCAGATCTTCCAAGATTCAATGTTCTTGTAAAAGCAGGTGCTGAGAACATAGCCGCAGCATCAGGGGTAATGGCCTTATTACGTGCCTCATTCAAGATTGAATACTGAGCGGCTTGTCTACCAGTATCAGACATCAAGTTAACTGCAAGTTCAGCAGTAGCAGGATTACCTGTCAAACTAAAACTCTGAGCGGCTTTGTCAATTTCGTTAGCAGGTGTCTTGCTTGAAACAAGTTTGTAGATATCAGGGTCCTGACGGAAAGGAACAACTGTATCTTTGAACTGTTGCATAGCACGAGCGTGTTCAGCGCCAGCAGGTGTGTATACAGGACGATTGTTAATAGTCCTTGGAGCCGCCCAAGCATCTACGTCGTCAGCCATACCTTTGTACAACTGAGACAAAGCATTTACTTGCTTCTCATTGTATGCACCACCAGGCACACCCTTTTGAACGCGACTTAATTCAGCGCCTACTGTCGATTGAAGATCGCGGAGTTCTTTATACGTGCCACCACCCGCTTGCAAGAGGTTGTTAGTACGCTCAATAACTTTGCTGATGACGTTTGTATCCGCTGTCGCAGGGAATTGATCCAAGACGTTAACTGTTGCATTGTTTGTATTCTGTAAAGGAATTTGGTTGTTACCTGCCAACTTCTCAGCACGATCAAAAATCGGGCTTACATTGTCTTTGGCAGTACGATATTGCTGACGTAAATCATTGGCGATAATTTTCTTTTCACCACCTGCTGGCATATTTGCAGGTTTAACACTCTCAGCAACTTTCTCAATTAAGTTCTGAACTTGACCAGATTTTTGCTCATTAACCGATTGAGTAGTATCAGCAAATTGGCGTGATTTTTTGAGTAAAGTAGAGCCTGGCCCACCAACATCACCAACATCAATATTAACACCACGATTAGCCGCAGATTCAATTAACTGACCAGTTTGTGGATCACGATAGCGTGTGCCAGAAGGAATATTGCCCGCACGAGCCGCTACTGCACTAGCAGGTAAACCTGCCGCCAAGTTGATGGCAAGCAAAGCAGCAGGATTCTGTACATCAAACTGAGTACGAGCAACTTCAGCCGCTCCAGTACCCGCTGTAGCACCTGCCATTTGAGCAACAGGTTGAGCCGCTAGACCCCTACCAACCGCTTTAGTGACTTCTCTACCAGACTGTTGCATTACGCCACCAAGACCGCCCATAGCAGGAACACCTGCTACTGCGCGAGTGACATTGCCAACACTCTTCTCTAATTCAGTCTCTGGTTGGGGCAAACCAAGCATAGTTGCAAAGTTTGACATGGACTGACTAGGCGTACCTAATCGGCTACCAGTAGCCCTGTTAATCAACATATTGAGAGGTGTGCCAACAATGTCAGCAACCTGACCAAGACCTTCCATGCCATATCTAGCAGTCAAACCTACTTGACGAGCAACAGAGTCTTTATTCTGTTTGGCAGGAGCTTGTCTTGGTGTTGGTTGACCAAGCAATGTTGGATCAACTTCACGATAGCCTAAGTTTCCTTGGTTATTTTGTTGACCATCAGGTAATCCAAGCATTGATGGGTCAATTTCACGATAAGTAGCCATGTTACAACCTACAACTTTCTTAGTTTGTGTTCAAAAGTTTAAACTCAGTCATAAACCCTGTATTTACCATTTGGCATCTGATAGGCAATCTTGCCTTTATCTGGGCCAGAAGTAACTGGAGCTTGTGGCAAATACTTACGCAAGGCAGGTGCTTCAAACAATGATTTCTGACCCTGTGCAGAGTTCTCCCATTTCTGAATAACATCAGGACCCGCATTTCTAGGATTAGAAACAAAGTTATAAAACTCTTTTTTACGCTTATCAGCTTCTTGCATCAGATCAATGGCGTACTTATTTGAGTCTTTTGGATCAGTAATAGTGCCAAATCGGTTCTGTGCAAAGCCAATTTCAAAGTTAGAAATAGCACCTGGCAACTCAGAAACACTTTGAGAGGCCAATGTATTCAAACCTTGACGCATTGAAGCGGCACTTGTCAAATACTGTTTAGCATTGTCACCAGTAACACCAGATGCAGTTAAGAAGCTTGTAATAGCAGTCTTAGCAGGAGCAAAAGCGTTTGTATCAAAGTTAGGGTTGTTCAGTGCAGTTTGCAATTGTTGCAATGTGCCAGAACGCTGTGAAGCAAGTTTGTAACCAGCATAAGCATCTGTAAGAATTGGCTTATATGATTCATTCAAAGCATTTTGAACAGTGGTTAAACCGCCACCACCTCCACTACCCTGCATTGGAGCGACTTGACCTGCTACATTTTGTCCTGTAGAACCTTGTGTACCACCTTGAGTGGCAACACCTGGTTGTCTCATTGAAGGAGGTGTAACAAAAGTGTATACCTCTGCACCAGAAGCATTTTTAATCAATCTTGGAATATTAGATTCTTTAGCACCAGTTTCAGCAGCCGCTCTATTACTGATAGATTGAATATAACCAGCGGCATCTTTAACACCAACAACATTTTGGTTAGCATCAAATAGATACTCTTGACCTTTTTCAAGTTCAGGCAATGTGTTTAGTGCTTGAGCGCGTTTAGCACCAGAAAGAACATCTGTAGAAAAGTCTAATTTACCATCTTTCATTGTTCCTGTAGTAACAGTTCCTGTTTTGATATCAACTTTAGGAGCCGCACCCATGATGTTTCCACCAGGACCAATGAATAAACCTTCTTGGAGTTTAGGTTGCAGATTTTCAATAACTTTAGTCAAACCTGGCAACATCTGAGTAGCATTAGGATTAGTTGCCAAACGACCTAATCGTGTCAATGCCGCACCTGTATCAACTGGTTGTTGCAAAATAGCTTTCTGATTCTCAGCGGCAGTAACTGTAGGACCTTTACCTTCAGCAGCCAAAGCACGTTGACCTGCTTGTGCTTCTGTTGGGAAAAAGTCTTGTTGGATTCCTGCTAACTCTTGCAACAAACCTTGTTGTTGCTTTTGCTTTTGCATCGTAGGAATAATATTCTGTACGGCTTGGTATCCAGAGGAAAGCCCTTGTCCACCGAAAATGCTTCCTAACAGAAACTGACCAAGCGCCTTATCTTTGGCTACTTCTTGCTCTGGTTGGCTTAGACCTTTAAGAGCGTCTTCATCTAAAAGAAATTTCATAATAACCCCTTATTTGAGCGAGAAGCTTGATCCAGAACCGCGTGATGAACTTTGCATACCAGAGCCACCACCAACATTGAGACCCAAAGCCTGATTGATAATTTGCTGTTGTTCCAAAGGCAAGTTGCGAACTGCATCCAACTGAGCTTGAGACAACTGTTGTTGAGCGCCACCTTGTTGTGCAAGAGCATTAGCACCTGCAAAGCCCATCTGTTGACCTTGACCTGCAACATTAGCAAGTAATCCACTAGCACCAATACGTTGCTGATTAGCTTGTAATCCTGCTTGTTGATTAGCTAAGTTAGCTTGTAAGAAGTTACCTGCATTGAACTGACTTGCTTGGTTGATAGCGGCTTGATTAGCCGCGCTACCTTGTTGTTGCAACTGAGCCTGACTCAAAGCCCTTGTGTTCATGGCTTGTTGGTTTGCTAGACCAGCTTGTTGTTGATTACCAGCGTTAAACTGAGCCATCTGGTTAGCGGCCTGTTGATTAGCTAAACCTACTTGTTGTCTGTTCTGAACATTCAGTTGTCCAGTAGTCAAGTCAACATTTTGGTTAGCCTGTTGTGCTTGCATATTACGAGCCAAATCAGCTTGAGCCATCTGTTGTGCATTCTGAAAAGCAGACGCATTCTGTTGACCAACAAAACGAGCCGCATTCTCGTCAAAAGCACGATTAGTCTCTGCTTCAGCAATAGCTTGGCGTGATCCACCAAAAGCTTTAGCGGCAGTAGCACTGGCGGCATTCTGTTGTTGTTGAATCTGTCTAGAACGATTTAAATCAGACAAACCTTGTTGAGTGACAGCTTGTGTATATGGACTCATGTAAGCGCCCATATCTTGCTGAAGTACAGAACCACCTTGGATGTTTCGGACATCACCACGATTTAGTTCTGCGGCTTGCGCTTGGGCAGCAGGACCTGCACTAGCACCGCCAAATTGAGCGGCAGGATCAATATTGGCAGACCGCATCAAAGAAGCACCAACACCCTGTGCGCGAACATTCTGAGGGCGATACATCCCCGCGCTTTCAGCCATATTAGCCGCAGTACCAAGCTGTTGCATCTGTTGGCTATTGGGGTCTGCAAACTGTCGTGTTTGTTGGAAGGCCGCTTGTTGGTCAGGAGTAAAGTCAGCGAATTGGCGTTCACCCAAGTTTGCCGCAGTTTGTTTGGATGCTTCTACGTTTTGTAGAAACTGATCCCTCATCGCAGGGTCAAGTTGCGAGGATGACACGTTTGTGGTTTTTGAACGACTCATCTTATATCTCCGTACTCAGATAAACATTTGTTTCTAACTTATAGATCTTGTCCATAACTTTTTCCCAACCCTTGCGACCAGTCATTGCTAACTTCTCGCAACCTTCCTTTTTTCCATGTTTTTCAATGTAAGGAAGTATTCTTATGACTTCATCCATGTCTCCTGCCGCGAGGAATACATGAATAATCTTTTTTCTGGGGTAGTTGACTATTTCGGTGACGATGGCGGTGTTGTTACCAGGCCAAAATTGCATTTCATCTTTATCGAGGGCCGTTGCGACATCCTCTAGACTATGCGTCCCGTCACCATATTCTAGCGCATTTAATAATAATTGCTCAGATTCTTGAAAATAAGGAACCCACCATTTTGGTTCCCCATTCTCTGTAAAACGACTGCAATCTATCATCTCATGCTGCCAGGCTTACCATCAAACCTGATTACACCTACTCGCCAATCATTTTGGGTGTTACCCTGAATCTTTACTGCAATCTGTCTACCAGTTAATCGAACTGAAGTAGGAGAAGACATCGTGTATGGGCCATAGTTGTATTTAGTGGCATTCGGATAGAACCTTGTGCTAAAACTTGCGTTCACATCGCCAACAGTCTTTTCGTCAGGAATCAACCCTGTCAGATTCATTACCCTATCACCAACACCCAATTCAACTGGTCCAGACTCAGCAAAAATGGTCTGAGAATCGTAGTTATTGCCTACTTCATGTTCGTAAACATAGCCATCTGCATCAACCAAAATAGGGTTGTTAAAGATTCCCCTGTCAGTACCGCAAGTACGCACTAACGTACCAATAGCCCAATGATTCTCACGATAGTTGTACGTGACATAGGAATCAATCTCATTACTGGATACGCTTGGGTAATACCACCAGATCTCACCATAAGCAGAGTTATGGACGCAATAGATCTTAGATGCTTGGGTTGTGTTAAGGTTACTGTAGACATAATCTGATACATCAGAAGGTAGAGGCTTAACAAAGCCATCAAACATCCAGAAACCAGATCCTGCCATCCAAATACAGGCATTGTCAGTGGCGGCTACTGCTTGCTTAGAAATAACCCCGCAACCAGTACCAACACGATCAAAACTGTAAATATAGGGTGGACCGATATATGTTGCAGTATGCACATCCACATCTGTGAACAGAATAGTTGTTCCACGAATACGCTTTGCACATTGGATTGACCCAATCGTGGTTAGTTCAAAGTCACCTGCTTGGTTTGTCGCCAAAGGACTCCAGACTGTATTGTTCTCTTGGTCACACCACTGAACCTTACGTGGATTGCCACCTGCACCCAAGGCAAACACAAAGCGTTCTTGAGTAACAACAAGACCCACGCAAGAAGTAGGAGCATTTGTTAGAGCAGCGGCATCAGCACCAGTATCCAACTGCCACTCAAGAAGTTGCCCATCTTTAGACGAGCATCCAACCAGATACTCACCCCATGTATCCAATGACCATGTAGTGGCGGGAGTTACAGATCCTAAGTCTGGTCTGGCAACACCATAGGCATAACTACCATAAGTGCCATAACCATAACCAATCTTCTGAACGGCATCTGCATCACCAACAGTAAATCCAGTAGGAGTAATGTCAGTTAAAGTATTACTTTCACTCAGAACATAAAGCTTTGAGTGTGTGCCAATAGCAATTCTTCGGTTATTTGAGTTATCGCGCCAATTAAGAAGACCCCTAGCTTTGCCAGACAACTGTGTAGTTGTGCGCTTTCTCCATCCACCGACAGGACGAATAGTCCCTTCAAACCAACGAACTAGGTTTGAATTGTTCCAACGACCTTTAGATTGATACTCAGTACCATTCTTGAAGACACCTGGTGGAATTTGGAGCGGAATGTAGGCCATATTCTTTGTCAATCAGGTAGGTTTGAAACAAAGGTCATTGTAACAATTAATGATGCCGTAGAGGGTCTTGTAGGGCTTGTCTGAGCGGCAAAGTGCTGAAGTGAAACAGCAGTATTAGTTGCAGACCAATAAAGCTCTACATAATCATTTTGAGCCAACTGTAAAAAGTAATTCCAACCAACAATTGAGTGACCATTAACGCCACCATGACTGTTTGGTACAGAAATGAATCCTGTAGAACCAGTTAAGTTGGTTCCATTTATTCGTATCCAAACGCTCACATCATGTAATTGTGTATCAGTATTAACAAACTGACCAGACCATTGCAAGTTATACAAACCTGCATTAGTTACATTGATTCTTGAGCTATTGCTTGTAGTTACACCATTAGAAAAGTCTGTAGTGTCTAGTGTCATTGCATAAGCAGTATTTGCTGACGCAATAGATTGGTCTACAAGGCTTTGGAACGCTCCAAATGGAAAGTTGATGTACTTACCACCACCACCAGAAGTTAACGCCTGTAGAGCGTTTACCAACTTAATGAAAAAAGTCCTCAAAGATCCATTATTTTGATTCTGGACTTCTTGAGAGTAAGAAATACTAGAAGCTCCCAAATTAGGAACTGGTGGTATGTCTAACTGTTGCTTAACAGCCATTATCTTTTAATCCACGTTTGCCAAACAGCACCTGCTGCCAAGATCAAACCACCAACCCATAAAACAGGTTGAGCAATAGAAGCTATCCAATTCAGAACCTTGACAGCACCTTTAGCCGCCTCAATAGCGCCTACCAGATCACTTGTGTTCTTATCAATGGTATCTACTTTGGCTTCAACTGCGACCAGTCTTTCGTAGATTTGTGCATGGGTAACTTCTTGCATTATTCACTCCGATGGCTCTTTAGGAAGTTGTGCGTCAGCCTGTTCTTTGATCTTGACGATCAGAGGCCAAACACCTGACTTTGCGGGAATCTCACCCAATACATTCAGAATATATTGGACTTCATTCTGATCTAACTCTAGCTTCATGCTTCACTCCAAAATACATTTATGCGTTACTCTTAATAATCTACCAAGCCAACCTATGTGTTCACCACATTTTTGGCAACAGTAACTAGGGCGTTTCATGCTTGACCCCAAGGTGTACCAGACATTTTTACAGGATTCTTCAGCAAAGCAATCTGAGCCGCCAATGAAGCCTCTGTCGATGCTTTATCTACGCTCTCCCAGACCCAATTAAGGACTGTGGCTTCTGTGAGTGATGCGTAGGCAATCGCAGGAGTGCCTTCAGCCCATGAGACTGTTGCGTAGGCAGAGGCAGAGTGTTCTCCGTCTACTGCCGTGCAACTCCAATGGGCGCAGTCCACATAGCCTGTTGCTACGTTTCTGTCCATTGTCGAGATCGACCAGTTAAATGTTGTCATGGTTTATCCTTTAAATTAAATCCAATTAAGCAACCAAACAGCAACGCACCAATAACTGCAATGCTTGCCATCAATACAATTTTGATTTCCTCAAAACCCATGATCTTCCTTCAAAGATTAGCGGCATCCAAACGTGCCTTGAGTTGATTGATTTCTGCGACCGCCTCTTGCAAAGCCGCAGTTAATGTAGCCACCAAGAATGATGTGTCGATGCCTTGATATTTAGGGCGAGTCTGCTCATTGCCTTCTGCATCTGTATATGTTTCAACAGCATCCTTCTCACCAGTCACGGCATGAGGGCAGACTTCAGCCAACTCGTGGGCAATGAATCCTTCACCATCAGACCCGTCAACATTCCATTTGTAAGTGCAAGGCTTAAGCAATGCCACTTTAGCTAATGCGCCTGTCATTGGGGCAATGGTGTTCTTTAGGCGGTAGTCAGAGGATGTGTTGTAAGCAGTTGCTGTATTGGAATATGTGATTGAACCGACACTTGACCCATTGTTATTGAATTCTGTGGCTATAAATGTGCCAGATGCTGTTTTATGAAAATCAACACGACCATATCCGCTTGCAGATGTTTGCCCAAACAAAACAAGACCAGCACCAGAACCTGAGGATGAGGTAGTCTTCCCCACCAGCAAGTCACCGCCTGACGTTATACGGGCTTTTTCCGAAAACCCATCAACATAGAACGCAATATGCGAACCTGAACGCAAACTATCTGGGTCTGCAACAATAGCAACTGAATTATCAGAATTTGAATTTACGCCAACATATCCACCAACTTCGCTGTTTGTTGTGATGTAAGTCTCACCACCAAGTATCTGCACCTTCCCTACACTTGTAGTTCCAATAGATGAAGTAGTGCCAACCAATAGCCGCCCACTAGCATCCAGAGTCATTGCCTGAGTAAAGGTAATGGCGTTTCCTGCTGTGCCTGATGCGGCTGTATTCCATTTATAAACGCCTTGGTAGACATTGAACCAACTTGCAGGAACTCCTGTTGCAGAATACTTCCATCCACCATTGTAATAAGCGCCTTGACCAATACCAAGTTCGCTATCACCATAGCCATAGAAATATGCGCTATTTGAAATTTGTAATGCTTTGTATGTTCCCCAAGCACTAGGAGTAACTCCCAAGCCTAGATTGCTACCATCAAACACCAGCGCAGAACCGCTTGTCAGTTTCTTTGTGCCGTTTAAATAAAGTACACCATTGGCAGTAGCACTTGATCCCAAAGCACCACCAGTACCATCAGCCTTAAACACCGCATCAATGGTGTCTAAGTCAGTATTGATCTTAGCACCCCATGTGTCGGTACTTGCACCTACTTCTGGTTTAGTAAGTCCTAAGTTGGTTGTTGTGGTATCTGCCATTTTTTCACCTCTATGCGGCTATTTGCCAAGTTTCGCTATTATCTGAAATTGTTGTCCAACTTTCACTGTTGTCACCAATATCAGTCCAAGATTCAGATGTGTCGCCTTCAGGCAACCACTTTTTATTACCCGCAATAGTCATGCTAGATGCAGATGAATAAACCAAAGCGCCAAACTGCACTCTTCGTCCATTTACCACCAAACTGCTAGATGCCACCATCGGGAATACAGCATTGGCAACAACTTGAGATCCAACAACCATTGTTGCCGCATCAGCAACACTCATTTGAGCAAATGCAACCCTAACCCCATTGACAACTAGAGTACTGTTATCAGTTGTTGAGAATGCTCCAATGCGAACTCTTTGAGCCGCTACAGTTACACTGCTAGTGCTAGAGATTGTTGCCGCACCAATGCCAACTCTGATTGCAGAGGTAGACATTGAACTAGAGCTAGATATAGCTTCAGCACCAATAGCTACCCGTCTTGCAGAAACACTTACAGAACTAGAAGAGCTAATTGCAAAACTGGCAGTCTTAACAGTTCTAGCAGTGATTGATACAGTTGATGTATCAGAGATCGCTAACGCTCCAAAACAGAAGCGTGTAGCCGCCACTGTCATGGCACTGGTATCGCTGATGGAAGCGGCTCCAAGGCTTACGCCATAGGAGTATTTCCCTCCACCATAATAGCCAGAACCATAGGCAGCCATGTTATGTCAATGTGATAGTCAAGCTAGTTGCTGGAATACGGAATACATCACCATCGTTAATCACGCGAGATGTGGTCAAAGGAGCCCAAGCAAGCAGGTTTCCACCAGTACTGGCATCAAAAATACCTGCCCAACCAATAGTTCCCCAGTTGCCACCAGAAGCGGCAGCAAACTCAATTGCGGCAGCGTTACTAAAGGTAGTAGCAGTACCAGAACCAGAGATAGTTCCTGTAGCAACGCGAGCATAAGCATTGCCAGAAACTTCAGTACCACCACCTGTATCGCTAGGTGCGGCAGTAAACAAACCAACATACCAGGCTGTTGGACGAGTAGCTGAACTACCTGTAAACAACCAAGTAAGAACTAGATTTTCTGTGTAATCGCTGAATGATGACATTTTTTATCCTAAAGAACGGGCGCGAACAACAGGAGTTGAAGATACAGATGCCCTTTCGTCTGCAACTTCAATATCGCTTAATGAACTTGTGTATAGTTGACTCCATGTACCTAGACGCTCATCGTCTTTTAAGTATGGAGTTGCCTCTAATAAAGCACCATACAAGTACAAGTCTGGGGCGTATGCCAATAGCCAGTTGCTTGTGTTTGAATCACTCAGCGCAGTAATCTTAGCATAATATTTAAGTTCACCAGTGTACGTAGCATCTGGTGCAGGGATCACTTCAATCTGAGTTCCAGAGATTGAGTAATAAGCGGGTTTTCCAACAGAAAAGTAGTTATTGGCTTTTAAGTTATCAGCATAAGCATCAGTCGCAAACTCAAGTACTGTGATTGGATTTGTGTTTAAGATGAATTCTTTGGCCTGTAACCAATCAGCGGGATATGCAAAATACTGCGTGTCAATGCTTGCAGTAGCCCTTTTAACCATCTGACGGGTACGCAATTTACGATTGAATTTGGCTTCTGCCAAGGTAATAAAGCTTGGAATAATAGAAGTCAGATCATCCCGATTGAGATAATCTGCTATTGTTGTCTTTAGCCCCGCATAAGTGTCAAGTGCCATTTTCTACATCCCTACACGCTAGTGCGTGCTCATGTTTGTACTCAAAAGTCCCGATATGGAAGATCTGCTTTGAGAGATCTTGATCCACATATGTTTTGTGCCCATTTTGGGCGGCTCTACGGCAAAACCAGACATCTTCACCAATGTAGTCTTCCGCAGCGGGAACCCAAGGGATAGCAAACCAAGGATATTCCATAGACTTGTAGACTTCGGATTTAACGAGCATTACACCCATTCCGCAGTAGTCTACTTCAACAAGTCCTGTTGATTCGTCATCAGTATATACCCGATTGATAAATGTTGCATCCATATCTGGGGTATTTTTTTTCACTGCAATTGGCTCAGTAGGAAATCTACGCTTTGCATAGTTTCCACAAACAATACCAGTATCGTGCTTCAAAAGACGCAAAATAGTGTCCTTTGGAAATCTCATATCACTGTCTAACCAGAGAGTATGGGTGCATTCAGCCGCTACAGCATCCCTCGCCAGATCCTGACGCTGTGCTGACAATAATGTGCCAGAGCTAGTGTAGATAACTACTTTGTGATTTGATGTACCTACTGTAAATCCAACCAATCTGGCTAAATCAAAAGCAAATCCAGAGTTAACAAAATCCCGTGTTGGAACCAAAATTCCAATGGTCTTACTATCCATTAAACTTCTCCAGGTCTAGTGCGAAATGCACGATTATCAGGATCATTGAGCCAACGCTTCATATAAGCTTGGTCATCAAGTTTTCCTTCGGCTTTCATTTGATAAAACAACGCCATTGGGATGGATGCCACATGATGCATATCACCCTTCCAACTAGCTCTCTCATCAAAAGAATTAAATCTTTCTCTATTGTCTGCTACTACTTGTGTAGCATCAATAATTGTCTCAATAGTGGCTTCATCTTTTTCGGCATCGTAATGCCACATCTTACGTACACCAGTAAGAGGATCTTCACTAAATAGTTTTGATGTCATATAAAAAAAGGGTGGGTTATTAGCCCACCCCTTATATTTCAGATTAGGTCTGAATTGTAGAGTTCAGGTCATAGACAGCGCCATGAGCTTTCTCATTCTTAACTTTCAAGCCCCACTCACACAAGAGCATACGCTTCTCGGCATCACCTGTCTTAGCCAGTTCAACTGTCTGGAATGGACGCAGATAAGCAACTGATGCGTACTCAGGATCAAGCACAAAAACATCACGCTCACGTTGGAAGCGGTTGGGAACAATACTCACGTTACCGAAATCGGAAACATAAATATCAGCCGCGCCAATCAAAGTAGCGGGTTTAGCACCACCATTGATGTTGAAACGGCTAGAAGCGATACCAGCCATCTTAGACAAGTTCTGCTTGTTAACAGGACCAGCCATAACGATAGTTGGTGAACCGCCTTCAGTCCACACCTTCTGAATTACGTCTTTCAGCAATGCTTCGCTGAATGAACGCAAGTTAGTAGTTGTAGCATCTGTACGAGCTGCATCAGGAATGGTTGTGTATGAAGGATCACCACCACCAGTACCTTCGTTTGTATTGGTCTTCAAGAAGGCCAACAGACCCGCTGTTTTACGAGCGGCAGATGTAGAACCAGCAGTGGCGGCTTGGTTAGCCAACATTGTGGAGCACATATCGCGCTTAATTTCAGCAGATTTTTTAGCCATTTGGTAGCTCAATTCAGAGCGACGACCTGCTTTATCAACAGATTCCAAAGTGCCAGAGATGATTACATCTTTACGGCTAATCTGGGTATAGTTACCCAAACGAACTGTAGGAGTAGCGGCAGTGAAAGAGGTGATGTCATCGCCCTCGATCTGTGCGTTAGTTGTAACAGCACTTGCCAAATCATCTGTTTGCCATTCAAAGAAAGTATTGGTGACGTTCTCACGACCAATGTTGCTCATGAATGGAGTCTCTTCTGGAGAGATCTGATAGATGACGTTTGAAAGATCTTCCCGAACGCCTTTAGCGTCAAATCGGGTATACGTATTGGTAATAGCTGACATGATAATTCCTTAAATGAATTTCTCGAAAAGGGATGCGGCATCTCTGACGCTTCCAGTTTGTGCAAGACGCTTTTTTGCGTTATTCAATTCACCAGACTTAGAACCTACGCTACCCGCTGAACCAGGAGTTGCCATCTTGGGTGCTTTTTTGATCTTTGCTTGGAACTCAGGACGCTTACTCATCATCTGGTCATATTTCCACGCCTTGTGAAGCGTGAGCAATGCACGAGAATCAGTAATCGTATTAAGTTCCTGTTCAGAAAAGCCCAATTTTTGACCATACTCCAACAAAGCTAAACCTTCTACTTTGGCCTTATCGGGAGAACTCCACTCAGGAATTTTCTCCTTCAAACTAGCAATTTCTTGAGCCATCGTTTGTTGTAATTGCTTTTGCTCTTCAGCTTGTCGCATTTGAAAGAGCCGCTCTTGCTCTGCTTGTACTGCGTATTTCTGTTGTTGCCTACGCTGATGTGATGTCCATTGACGGGCATATTCAGTTGGGTCTTCAACTTCTAAACGATTCCAATCAGGCTCTGGAGGCTCAAACTCCTGCAATTTTTGCTGTAATTGTCCTAATATCTGAGCGTATGTTTGACGCTCTTCACGTACTTGCTGAAACTCAGACTCGACTAATTTGCGCTCTTCTGCTAGTTTCTGCGTTTTCCGTGTGTAGTCAGCTTCGCGTTGATAACCTCGGATCAGTTCATCCTTCGGGACTTCGATTTCTTTACCATCTACTTTGACGATAAACTTCTCATCCTTCGGAGCTTCTTCTTCGGCCTCTTCGTCTTCACCTTCTACTTCCTCGGGAGTTTCCTCTGTTTCATCTTGCGTCTCCGCAGATTCCACTTCCTCAGACTCAGATTCGGATTGCTCCTCCTCTGGTTGCGCCTCTGCACCAGTGTCAACACCCTCTTGGCTGTCTAGCATAGTAGCAAAGCTTTGCGCTGCTTGGTTTACTGTAATCGAACCGACTGCTTGTGCGTTATCGGACATATTTACCTCTTAGTTTAACAATCAATCTAGTTTCGGGGGTCTTCCCCGTCTACGAGCAATGGCAACTTCTGCCATTTTTCCTGTATCCATAACAGCTCGTAGTTTCGCCCTCAAGATGTCTATCGTGGTGAGAAGCAAATAAGCTTGCTCCCTGATAGGACCTTCCATTAATTTGGAAGACCTGATCTCACGATAACAGTCATCTTCAATTCGTTTCAGCATCTCATTGAGGAGTTCATCCTCAAGAAGTAGTCTGGCTTTGTCTCCTCTTGCGAGGTTAATTTCTAGATCGTCCATTTACATCATTGGTTGGGGCTGTTGAGGCTCTTGGCTCATTCCGAAATCAGGATTCATCTCTGGACCTTGATTCATCATTTGGTCAGGACTCATTTGAGGATTCATCTGAGCTTGTTCCATTGGAGCTTGTTGACTCATTGCAGCTTGTTGACGGATAAATTCTCTATCTCTATTCATTGCGGCATTTATTTCCGCACTTTGAATTTGTACACCATATTTCAATTCTAGCTCATATCTACGCAAAATACCATCTTGCTCAACACGATCTCTTTCGCGGTCATCAGCCATGATCGCTTTTTCACGATCCAACTGTAGTTCAGCGGCTTTCTTCTGGATATCGGCTTGGATAGATTCAGCCTGTACTTTAGCCAGAATCTCCTCTGGAGAAGGTTGTGGTGGTGGAGACTCTGGAGCCTTCCAATCAACTGGTAACTGAGTAAAGTAATTCTGAGAATCCTTGATACCCGCCAACTGCAACATCTTGGTTAAAGTGTTTGTGTACTGTGGTATTGATACAACAGGATTACTTGGACCTTGTTGGGCAATGATCTGCTCTTGCCGTGAAGCAACCTGAGTTAACAGGGCAACACGCTCCTCAAGAGTGCCATCACCAACACCCACATTGACAATCACATCCATGTTTGCATCCCATGAACGTGGGTTAATTGGCACAAATGTATTACGCAAACGCACCATACGCGCTTTGTCTTGGTTTTCTGTAATCAACTTCAAGATGCCAGTAAACAACTTACGCAAGCCTGTTTCAGCAAAGATACGGGCAATCATCTCAATGTGCTGATGAGCGGCATTCACAGTCGCAGAAACCGCGGCTTTGGTGGTGCTTTGCAGTGCATCTGCATCCAAGCCAGAAGCGGCCTTAGAAATGCCTGTACGGGTCTGTTTAATGTCATCCAAGTACTCAAGCATTGGGAACGCTGCTTGACCAACAAATGGAGTGGTAAACGGCTGAACCATGCCTGGCGCTCTCATGCGGATAACTGCACCAACTTCGGTGTTAAGAACGTCATCCATGTTGGCCTGACCCTCAACAATCGCAGTGCGAGGATTGATAGCTTGAGCCAAGGAGTCTAAGATGCCACGTTGGACATTAGATTTAATACGCTGAATGTCCATCACAACGTCAGCGGGACACATACCAAAGAATGTATGTGGCTCTGGATCTGGGCAGAAGTCAGCGAATTGACGATCAGAAACGATCTCATTGCGAACAACTTTGTTGCCAGAACCGATTGTGCAAATCCTACGCAATTCAGCAATGCCATCGCCATCAAAGTCTACTTTTAAGTATCCCTCAATGTACATAAGACTCTTGCTAGATGGATCACCATTGTTAGCAGTGCTGATTACCGCAAATGGGTTACGAGCTTGGTACTCTTGGTTGTTGTCAAAGTCGTTACCATTACCCGCCTCTTCAACCATCTCATCGTAGTCATAACCCATTGCAACTAGGTCAGAAACAGTCTTCATGGTCCTGTGACCTACAAAAGTAGCATCCTCAATGGACTTTGCTCTGCGGTCAATCAGGAACTCTTCAGGCGGTAAAGCCTCAATCTTTACTTTGCCAGATTTAATTCTGCGCTTAATCTCCACATCGTACAACATGGGAGGAGGAGTCATAATGCCTTGAGCTTCGTTTTGTGGCTCCATGCCAGGCATTGGGTATTCACGAACGGCAGAGATCTCAATATCTGGATCGCTAGTGAGCATCATCATGCTTTGTTCATCAAGCATTGAGAACGAATCTGCACGAACTTCAACAGACTCATCCCACCAGTATTTGATAATTCCGCACTTGCGTACTAGAGCGTCTTTAAAGGCAGAGTGAAGAATCTTAAAGCCAGGGTTGTCTCGCTTCAGAATAAAGTCAACATAGTCGGTTGCTTGTTCAGCAGAGGCCACATCTTCAGGACCTTGGGGGGCAAACTCAACAACACGCTCTGGACCAAAGAAGATACGCATCAGGCTTGGCAAAATGCCTTGCACTGTATCGCGCACATCCATAGAAACTACTTGTGAACGGCCTTCCTCTTCGTTACCAAATGCCTGTCCATAGTAGTATTCAGTAGCCAATGCACGATTGCCACCAATGTCATCATCGATGAAGGAGATAGCATCGGTGATTTCAGCAGAAATAACGCCTTGCAGTTCCTCTTCTGACATCACTTCATCTTCTTGAGCCTCGCCTTGTAAGGTTTCAGCCATCAACATTGGGTTATCTTGTTGCATTATTCTTCTCCCTCATCTTCCATATCGTATTCTGTCTTAGCCATCATCAACATATTCTGCTGATTTTTGGTCATCTTCTTGGTAATAGGACCACCAGACAGCCATGCTGAACAAGTACGAGCGCCCGCACATTTGAAGTCAAACAGTTCACAGTAACCTAAGTTAGCCGCACCTTGGACATCTTTGGCATAACCATCAGACTCTTCATCAATGCCTTTTAGGATGCAATTAAGCATCTCTGGAGTCTGGATGAATGCAGCGCAGTTACCGCAACGCATTTCTTTGGCATCCTCAACATCTGTTTGCCATTCATCTGCTCGTGCTTTCCAGAAGTCTTTATTCTCTTCATCAGGATTAGCAGGACCATAGCCAACATTCTTAAACGCCCAATCACGAGCTTTTAAATTGACCTTGATGTCATAGGTTGCGATAGGGCATTTCATTTTTTATTCCTAGCTGATATAGCTTTAGCTTTTGCCTTAGCATCAGCCTTTGAACTAGCTCCCCACGCTTGGAGGCTTTGCAACAAACGAGTAGGGCTACCATCTGGTTTTCTCTCAGGTCCTGGCATACCACCCATTCGAGCAAGGAAAGAGGCTCTTCTTGGGTTGTCACCAGACTTTACTGGTGCTTTTAAGTTACTGCCTGGATTCTCTCGCTCATAGGACTTACGGCCTTTTTCATTGAGGCCACCTTTAGAGTTCTTACCCTCTTTGCGAGTCCAAGCCGCAGTCATTTTTTCTTAGCAGTCTTAGCCGCTTGTTTAAAGTCTTTGGCAGTAGGAGCGCCTTTAGTGCCAGGCTTACGCATCTTCTCTTTAGAGCCAGCGGCTATGCGCTCACGTTTAGCTGCGATGTTGGCATAGAGTCCGTTTTTCATTTCTTGCTCCGATTAGTAGCAGTTCTAGATCCACGTTTAGGCATGGAACGAGCCTCGCTCAAAGCAATCGCAATAGCTTGGTCACGGGATTTAACCTTTTGACCAGAAGAAGACTTGAGCTTCTTGTCCTTGTACTCACCCATTACCATGCCAATTTTCTTGGCTGCTTCGTCCATTTTCATAGAAATCTCCAGAAAGGTTGCACAATAGTACCATATTGTGTTAAACAAAAAAAGAGCCACTGTTTAGGTAGCTCAAAGTGGCAACGGCATCAAACTAGCCCACGAATTAACCTTTTAATCGGTTTACCCCAAGAGTTGTTTGACCCCCATGAGATGGTGGCGGCATCGGATGCAAATGTCAACACAAAAGCATCAGCCATGTCAGGAGACTTCAATCCTCTCCTACGAATATCATCCTTGGACTCAATCTTGATCTTGCCGTTAGAAGTAAATGTGTACCTGACAGTCGCCAGTTCTCCGATTAAATCTTCGTTATTAGGGATCTTACAGTCCCTCTTCTCTAGCCAAGCCTTGGCTTTGTGCCACAACTCCGCTCTCAAGTTCAGATAAGTACCGCCCATAGCGGGACTCTCGGACACGTTAATCCCCCGAGCGGGAAGCTTTAGCTCTCTTAGTCGGTCAACAACACCCGCTCCCAATCCAATTGAGTCAACCAGAATCTCGGCAGGTCTACTCTTATGGTCACAAGCTTCGTACTGGGCCACCACCGCACCTGTTAACTGCATCAAATCCAGATTCCTCCACCGCTCTAGGGTGTGGACTACGTTAGATTGCCGCTTACACAAAACTGACGAGTCGGAGCCAAACCTAGCTACGTCCAGTCCCCAGACAATAGGAGCATCCTCATAGGCTCTTGTGTCTCGATGTTTGGCAGATTCAAGCAGTTCCATCGGGATAATGGTGTCATCATCACTACGGGGGAACTCTCCAAGTACACGAATCCTGTAAGCATTACTTTCCTCGCCATAGCGAGATTTCATGTCTTCTACGTATTCTTTACTGACACGGGTAGAGTCAATACAAGACACCCTTCTAGTCCACCATTCGTCTTTCAGTCGGTTGTGTGTCTCAAAGAAGAAGCCAGAACTACGTACAGGGTTGCCCAGAAGGATGGTCAGAGCGTTGTGACCAGACATAGAACCCGCAGCGGCCTCGAACACCGCTTCAGGAACGCCAGAAGCCTCATCCGCTACCAACATCACGTTATCAGAGTGGACGCCTTGTAGAGCCTCTGGTTGTTCAGCACGAGATGTTCTAGCAGAGATAAACGCCTCAGTAGCGGAAGCCTTCAGTTCAATCCTCTCTTGTTTGACATCAAGTAGCTCTTGGATGGGTTGGGGTAGTTCTTTGACCCATCTCTTCAGTTCAGCAAACAAAGCATCATAAAGTTGGGCAGAAGTAGGGGCAGTGACCACTACCTTGACAGGATACCTGGTCAACAAGAACCACAACATCGCCCAAGAAGCAGTCGTTGACTTACCAACCCCGTGACCAGAACGAATACTTATCTTCCGCTCACCAGAGGCTACAGCGTTCAAGAAGTCTTTCTGCCATTCGTCAGGCTCTACTCCAAGTACCTCTTTGACAAAAAGAACAGGGTCAGTCCTGTAAAGGGTGATGAACTGAATAAAGGGGTTATTCATTGTTTTCCAAGGTTATGGGTTCTACCTTACCCATATGCTTTAAAGCTTGGAGGTGGAGGTCACCCAAACTGATATTCACTTGGGTCTTAGCAGTGTCTCCATAGTTCTCAGGATCAAGCTTAGAGGCCATCCACTTACGAGTATCAACCTGGAGTCTAGCCTTGTTAACACCTGAATTACTTGTCTCATCAGCCTCATCCGCAATCTCTAGAGCCTCTTCAGCCAGTTTCTCAGCCTTTAACTTTCTCGCTTTAAGCACCGCATCCCTACGCTCATCAGTATGGTTTATCCAGAAACTAAGCATAGGTCTAGAACACTCTATGAACTCAGCCAAACGTCCAATTGTCATTCCTTGGCTTATGTGTGCCGTGACGAACTCTATCCCTCCCAGACTCTCTATCTTCTTCTCCAACGCTCTCCTCATAGGAAACCCAGCCATATCTTCTCCTTGATTTAATGTCTACAAATTCTAAACTATAAAAAAATTTTTTGAAGGGGTCTTTTGTTGTTGATAGGGGGTGGGTGGGGGTCTTGTGCTTAATCG